CATAAAGCTGCATTTAAAACTGCACAAGAAGCTGAGTATTATTCAGGACGTTATGGTGGAGATGTTGAGAAGATAATGGAAGGTGATCCTAGATTATATTTCGATGCTTACGCTATCAGAGTCAATAAAGAAATGGCTGATAAGCCTTTTAAAGCCTATAATACGGGTGGACTAGTCGTAAATATATTTGCATGATATTATAAACCTGTTATAACAATAGGAGATATATCATGGCAAGTAAAAAACTTAAAAAATTTCTAGCAGCAGGTCTTGCGGGATACGCAGGAGCTAAAATGCTAGGGCAGAAAAAACAAATGAAAGAATACCTTAAAACTGAAGGTGGCGACAAGTCTAAAATTAACTACATCACAAAGAAAAAAGGCTTAAAAGAAAAAGTAATGGATGCGGTTAACGTTTATAAAAATAAAGGACTTAGAACAGGTCCAGGACCAAATGCTACATCTGAAATGGGTGGAACATTAGCTGGAGATTATTCAGGTCTTGGTTTAGGCGATATGGATGGTGCTAAATACGGTAAAATGATTAAAGCTGATAACGGTGTTATGGTTGAAGCAAGAGGAAACAAACTAGCAAGAAGCAAGAAAACTAAAATTTGTTAAATGGCTGAAGTAGAGAAACAAAATGAACTTCCTGAAGAAGATGAAGTAACAGAAGAAGTTGACGTAGAAATTGAAGGTGGAGAGGAAGAGATTCCTCAAGAAGAACAACCTGAAGAAGATTTTTACAGAAACCTTGCTGAAGAGATGGATGACCGAGCATTAGGTCGACTCTCTGCTGAACTTATTCAAGATTATAAAAGAGACAAAGTTTCAAGATCGGATTGGGAACAGGCTTACACTAGTGGTTTAGATTTACTTGGATTTAAATATGTAAATAATACTAGACCGTTTCAAGGTGCAAGTGGTGTTACCCATCCGCTCTTATCAGAAGCTGTCACACAATTTCAAGCACAAGCTTATAAAGAATTATTACCAAGTGATGGACCTGTAAGAACAGCTGTCATTGGATCAGACACACCAGAAACTCAACAACAAGCAGAACGTGTAAAAGATTTCATGAACTATATGTTGATGGAAGAGATGGAAGAGTACACTCCAGATACAGATCAAATGTTATTCTATTTACCATTAGCAGGATCTGCTTTTAAAAAGATTTACTACGATGAGATTAAACAAAGAGCGGTATCAAAATTTGTACCTGCTGAAGATTTAATTGTTCCTTACTATGCAACTGATTTAAAAGATTGCGAAAGAATTACACACGTTGTTAAGATGTCAGAGAATGATGTTCTTAAACAACAAAAAGCTGGATTCTACAGAGATGTAGAATTAATAGCAAAACAAGCGGAACAAAGTCCTGTACAAGATAAACTAAATGAACTTGAAGGTGTTAAACCTGCGGGAGAAAAAGAATATCAATACAATATTTTAGAAATGCATATTGATTTAAATATAAATCAGTTTGAAAAAGAAGATGCAGAAAAAGAAGTTAAACTTCCATACATCGTTTCAATCGATGAAGGTTCAGGAGAAGTATTATCTATTTATAGAAACTATAATCAAGATGATGATACATCTTCAAGAAAAGAATATTTTGTTCACTATAAGTTTTTACCAGGTTTAGGCTTCTATGGTTTTGGTTTAATCCATATGATTGGTGGATTATCTAGATCTGCTACTCAAGCATTAAGACAATTATTAGATGCGGGTACTTTAGCTAACTTACCTGCTGGATTTAAGTCTAGAGGAATAAGAATTAGAGATGATGACCAACCTTTTCAACCTGGAGAGTTCAGAGATGTTGATGCACCAGGTGGAAACATTAAAGATCAGTTTCAAATTTTACCTTTTAAAGAGCCAAGTGGAACTTTATTTCAACTTTTAGGCTTTGTAGTGGCAGCAGGACAAAGATTTGCATCAATTGCAGACATGCAAACGGGTGAAGATTCACAAAATAGAGCTGTTGGAACTACAATTGCTCTCTTGGAGCGTGGTTCTCGTGTCATGAGTGCTATTCATAAGCGTTGTTACTATGGAATGAGACAAGAATTTAGACTTTTAGCAAAAGTTTTTGCTGATTACTTACCTCCGGTGTATCCATATGCAGTTACAAACGCAGATAGGTTCGTAAAATTAAAAGATTTTGACGACAGAGTAGATGTAATCCCTGTTGCAGATCCAAATATCTTTTCTATGTCACAAAGAGTAACTTTAGCGAATGAAAATTTAAAAATTGCAGTATCAAATCCACAAATGCATAATTTAAGAGAGGCTTACAGAAGAGTTTATGAAGCTTTAGGTACAAAACACATTGATGCATTACTAAAACCAGAAGTTCAACCACAACCTGAGGATCCTGCAACTGAAAATGCTAAAGCATTACAAACACAATTACTAAAAGCATTCCCTCAACAAGATCATGAGTCACATATGGCGGCCCATAGAGCATTTATGGCTACGAGAATGGTACAAATAAATCCAATGGTGTATGCATTACTTCAAGGACATATTTCAGACCATATTGCGCTACAAGCTCACGGAGAAGTAGGTAACTTAGTACAAGAATCTCCAGAGATGGTACAACAAGCACAAATGGATCCTGAAGGGTTTAAAGTACAGTTTGATTCTATGGTTGCAAAAAGAATCGCTGAGATAACTACAGCTTTAGCTCAAGAAGAAGCAGGTGGACAAAAAGAAGATCCATTAGTCGCACTAAAACAAAGAGAATTAGATTTAAGAGCTATGGATATGCAAAGAAAAGCACAAGAAAATATGGAAGCTGAAGAAAGAAAAGCTGGCGAGTTTGAAGAAAGAATAGATCTTGATAAAATGAAATTAGAATCTGCAGAAGACCAAGCTGAAGAAAGAATTAGAATTGCAGAAGAAAAAATTGACTTAAACAGAGAGAAACAGAATGAAAGTAAACAACAAAAGAGTTAGAAAATTTAAAGGCGGCGGTGCTGACATGGGTGACCCAGGAAGAGCTCAAGAAAGAGCTGATAGGGGTTATGGGTCTACTGCTGGAGTAGACAGAAGTGCGGTAGGACAAGGTTCTCAATATGCAAAAAACGTAGCGGCTCAAACATCTAAAACAACTAAGACAGGAAATGCAACACCTAAAACATTTAACCCGGTTACAACAGGATTAAATTTAGCAGGTTCATTAATAGGTAAAGTTCCTGGTCTAGGTTATGCGTTTGAGGGTGTTAAACAAATTGGTAAAGCTATACAAAAATCAACAAGAACTAAAACTGCAAAAGGTGAAACTATTTTTGGTAATGTTAAAACAGGTCAGGCAGGAATGCCTATTACAAGAGATTATTATAGAACAGCAGGTAAACCCTTAGATGTAATGAGTCCAAAAGGAACTCAATATATGAAAGACGCTGGATTTTTAAAAGGACCTAGATTAAATACAGATACAAGAGGGGGAAATGCACAACAACTTTGTCCAGATGGAACTAGACCTCCTTGTAAATTACCAACAACACAAATTAAAAAACCTGTATCAACTCCAAACACATTTTTAAGTGGTTTTAAAGCGTATGATGATGGTGGAGAAGTTATCATTTCAGGAAATGTAGATAAGGATTTATTATGATTAAAAATAAAAGACTTACAACAACTGTGCCTCCTAAAAAAGGACCTAACTCACAAGTACCACCTATTAAATTAAATGATGGTGGAATGGGTTGTGGTTGCGATGTATGTATGCAACAAAATTCAAGAGGTACTAAAGGAATTCAAGTAAAAGGTTTTAACTTTCAAGGAGTAAGATAATGTTAAAAAAAATATGGAATTTTATAGTTAATTCAGTAACCCCTATCAGACAAGAACAGTTTGTTGTTAAATCAGTAACCCCTATTAGACAAAAACAGTTTGTTGTTAAATCACATTGTAATAAACACGATAAATATAAAAAAGGTTGTCCAACTTGCAGGAGTTTAAATGGTAGCTTTTAAAGTAGCTAAATATATTGGTAGTGCAATTGCAAGAAGGGTTTTAAAAAACAGACCTGATCTACATAAAAAATTTGATGATATTATGAAAAATAAAGTTGACCCATCTATGTCAACTGAATCACAAATTTCACAAGGTTTAAGTATACTTAGATCTGACCAAGTTAAATCCGGTCTTAATGTTACTAAAAAAAGCATTGGTGGCGAAATAGAATTAAAAAAAGGTAGCGAATACATAAAAGATCTGTTATAAGATTGAGTGTTTGACGAACTCACAAAAAAACAACAATTAATATTTTTAGCTGGAGTCTTTGAGGGTGAAGGTTGGTTTGGTATTGTGAAAAAGAAAGAAGGACACACTCCTGCAGCAGTTTTAGAAGTACAGATGTCCGATGAAGAAGTTGTAACACTATTTCAACAATATTTAAAAACAAATAGAAACATTACTAAAAGAAGCAAAAAAAAGAAAAAATATTATAAAGATATCTACAGGTTTTCTATAAAAGGTTATCGTGCTTTACACCTTATGGAGGAGATGCTACCATATTTATGCAGAAGGAGAAAAGAACAATATTATGCCGTGGTTAAATCTATTGGGAATGGGCCTAAAAACTGGAGCCCACCTTTATCAAAACAGACAAAAGACAAAACAAGCAATGTCTGACGCACAGTTAATGCATGCTCAAAAAATGGCACGAGGTGAGGAAGCTTACCAAGGCAAACTTCTTGAATCTAGAGATTCAGATTGGAAGGACGAGGCGGTTTTGCTAATTCTTTCGGCGCCAATAGCAATCCTGGCATGGGCAGTCGTGAGTGACGATCCAACTGTAATGGACAAAGTAAATATCTTTTTCGAACATTTCTCTTCACTTCCTTCATGGTTCACTAATCTTTGGATTTTAGTCGTGGCGTCAATTTACGGAATCAAAGGAACTCAGATCTTTACAAAACGTAAATAATAGCTATAACTACTATATGATTAGAGGGGATAGCACAGATTATGAATTACTTGAAAAATGGAGTAAGGGATTTGATTGCCAAGGTTTTAAATCATGTGAAATCGGAGTTCGTGAAGGACTAGGTTCTAAAATTATTATTGATAATGTCCTTAACAATTATATTCACGTGGGTGTTGATCCTTACGGTAATTTAAAATACCAACATTACGACGAATCTCCAGAATATACATGTGACTACACAGATCAGATGAGAGATACAATGCTAAATGATTTTTATGCTTACAGAAATGAAGGTAAATTTACTTTAGCTAACATGACTGATGTTGATTTTATGACTATATCAGAACATGCAAATTCTAAATTTGCATTAGTGCATTTTGATGGTCCACACATGACAACAGATG